TTAAATTTAATTATTAGTTATTATTTATTTTATTTATAATTATTATCAGAATATAATAGTAGTTATTTTGAGTTTTTTAATTATTATATTTTAATTTTAATTACACTTATATTATCTGAGTTAAACAGTAGAGAGTTTGTACTATGCTATACATTTTTCTACGAAAAATTAGTTTAGTTTCGTCGCTAGTAAAAAGCTAAAACGTCGTACGAATGTGGAGCAAAAGATCGTATATATATGGAAAACACGAAAAAACTTGGGGGGCCCGGCTTTTTTGAAACGATTTTGGTAAATGAAGCAAAACCTCTACGGAGGGGGGCAGCACCCAAATTCCATATTTCTAATAAAATTCTAAAAAAAAACAGTGACACTAGGCTATTATATATAAGAGTAAGGGGCTAATGTCACACTATGGCTATAAATTGTAAAATCGATGCTTCTTATGTGAGTATAACTAGTATATAAAATCAAAGTTTTCATGGGTAGACAAAAATTATCTCCAGGCGCTAGAAAAAGAAAGGCAGCAAGAGACTTAGCGTATGCTAAAGGTATACTTTGGGAAGGCAAATCAACTGCTAAATTCAAGAGAAAAGAGAAAAAAGCAGAAAATCAAAGAATAGGACAAGAATCTAACTCAGATATACACCATGTAAACGGTGAATTAGGTAACACTAGAAGAGTTTCAACATCGTCAAATAGAGATACGTTTGCGAACGGTGATAGAAAAAGAAAAAAACAATAAAAAATGCCAAATATAAATAGTTATCCAGTAATAAGTTCCTTGTCTTCGAATGACTTGTTAATAGTCTCAGACACATCACGAAAAAACTCTACCAAGTCGGTTAAAATACAGGCATTGGCAGATTATATAGGTTCAAGCGGCGGTGGCGGTGGAACAGGTACAGTAACATCGGTGACAGGTACTGGTAGCGTTAGTGGTATAACATTGTCTGGTAATGTAACTGAATCAGGTAGTTTAACACTAGGTGGTAGTTTAAGCTTAACTAGTCAACAAGTTATAGGTTTTTTAGGGTATACACCTTCATCTTTTGATGGAGACTATGATAATCTAATTAACAAACCTTCTATACCTGACGGAGTATTTAAAAGCTTTGCTGTAGATGGTCAAACAACTGTAACAGCGGATTCAAACAGCGACACGCTTACGTTAGTTGCTGGAGATAATATAACTATCGCGACAGATGGCGCTTTAGACACTATAACTATAAACGCTTCAAGCACTTTAAGCAATTTTGCTAATGACATTATTGTTAACAGTATAACTGTTGGAACTGGTGCTGGTGATGACAGTACAAATACAACACTTGGGTTTGAAGCTTTAAATACCAACACTCAACCTAATTCTGGATTTAACGTAGCTATAGGTAGGAGAGCCTTGTATACAAAAAGCAGTGGTGGTTTTAATACAGCTGTAGGGGCTGGAAGTATGGGTTCGGATACCGTTTCTGGTAGTTTTAATACAGGTCTAGGTTACAATTCGTTGTATAATATAACTAGTGGTGATGATAATATCGCTATAGGACGTAGTGCCCAGCTGAACAACACAACGGGTCTTAAAAATGTGGCTATAGGAACTAGCTCTCTGACTCGAATAGTAGATGGAGATGAAGGTAACGTTGCTATTGGTCATCAATCAGGTTATGAATTGACAGGAGGTAATGGCAATGTAGCTTTAGGGCAGTGGGCTGGAGGTACTGGAACTGGTACTTACATTGCAAACGACTGTGTTTTTATAGGTAAAAATGCTAAACCAGGCGGTCTTAATTATACTAATCAAATAGTTATCGGTGCTCTAGCTATAGGTAATGGTGGTAATACAGTTACTTTAGGAAATAACGATATAACGGACACTTACTTAAAAGGTAACGTAAATATTCCAGGGGATTTAGAGGTTACTGGTAACACTATAGGAGTAGTTGGGAACAACACAGACACTTACACTGATTCTCCTAAAGTAGCACAAATAGTAACATTAACACAAGCTGAATACAACGGTATAACCCCATCTTCATCAACTTTATATATAATTGTAGACTAATGGGGAATCTTACACTTAATAGCATAACGCCTAACGGAGTTGGTAAGATAAAGTTAGGTAGTAGTAACGTACAGAGAATATACAGTGGGAGTACATTAGTATGGCCTGCATCTCCAGGACCAGCTCCAGCTCCAGATCCAGAACCAGTGGAAATATGTGGTCTAATTTGGACAGATGCGAACTCTAGTGAAACAGAATTAATTGCAGGTGGTAATATACCTATTCTAACCAATGACGTTGATTGGTATGCAGCTTGGGAAGGCAATACGCCAGCGGCTTGCTACGTAGACTTTGATCCTAGTAACTCTACTTACGGTTTAATTTATAACTACTGGGCTAGATACGCTATAAAACCTCCTACAGGTTTTAGATTACCAACCACAAATGATTGGGGTGCTATATTTTCATCTCTTTCATCTACTTGCTACGTAGATAATGGGAATAGGTTTAATAGGTTTGGCGCAAACCCTGGAGAGTGGAATCCAGCGCAGTTAACCAATACAGCGGAGTTAGGTGATACCGGCTTTAATAGTGAAGGTTATGGGTATGCATATACAAACACTACAACTGAAGTTTTAGAATTTCAAAATTTTCAACAAGCTGAAGTATATTGGACTGATAACTCTATAACACCTTCAACTCCTGCTGGCTATGGATTTTCTTTAAGTTCTGGTGAGATAGGCAGTATTAACATAGGAGACTATAGCTTGTGGTGTTTCTTTATGAGGTTTGTTAAAGATGCATAGATAAAGTTAATTATATAATAAAAAAAACAAAACATGGCAATAATATATTCATACCCTCAAGGTTCTTCAGCTCTACAAAATGATAGGGTGGTTATAACTAGAATAGATGAAGAGGAAAACGAAATAACTACAAAACAACTAACTATAGGTCAAATAGCTGACTATACGTTAGCGAGACAAAAGAACGATTTTTTAACTGGGTTAAGCTTTAATACAGGTGACGGTATATTAACAGCTACTGTTCAAAATCAATCGGATGTAACTGTTGACTTGAATGGTAGATACGCTTTAGCTTCAGAGCTTACTGAAGAATCCGAAATTAGAAGTGCTAATGACGAAACTTTACAAGATAACATTGATGCCTTAACTTTACAGAGTATAAACGCTGATATATTACTTCAAGATAATATAGACGCAGAAGCGTTAACGAGAAGTAATGCTGACGGTGCGTTACAAGACAACATTGATGCTGAAACGTTAGCAAGAACAAACGCGGATAATACGTTACAAGATAATATAGACGCAGAAGAAACTGCACGTATTGCAGGTGATAATGCTTTGCAACAACAAATCAACGGAGTAGGTGGTGACCTTTCTAACTATCAACTACGCTCTGAAAAAGGGCAAGCAGATGGATACGCATCGTTAGATTCTAATGGAACAGTCCCTGTTTCTCAACTACCTGAATCAGTAACAGGGGCACTTGAATTTCAAGGTGTTTGGGATGCTTCTACCAATACACCAACTTTACCTGACCCAACGACTGTTAAGGGACATTATTACAAAGTAAGCGTAGAGGGAACTTATTTAGGTGTTTTGTATCACGTAGGTGATTGGGTTTTGAGTGATGGAGTATCTTGGGAACATATACATACTCAAGAAACTGTAAGTGATGTATTTGGAAGAGAGGGAAGCATTACTGCAGTTGAGTCAGACTACTCAGCTTTTTATCCTTTGATTCAAGATTTAACAGATGAAACAAATGCACGTGTTACAGGTGATGCAGGTTTACAGAATCAGATAGACGCGATACCAAATCCAAACGATGCTACAATAACATTAACTGCAGGAGATGGGTTAACAGGTGGAGGTGATTTCACTACAGACCAAGCAGGTAACGAGACAATTACTTTAAGTCACGCAGGTGGGGGAATTGCAACAACATTTCCTAATATTACATTAAATTACGGTGATACGTTTAAGGTTGGGTCAATTAATGAGGTAAATGGTTTTGATAATTTTGGTCATTTAAGAAACATACAACAAATTAATTTCACGCTTCCTGACGCGCCAACTCTTGCGAGCTTAGGATATACAGGAGATACAAACGCTAACTATATTACCAATAACAACCAATTAATAAACGGGGCAGGTTACACTACCAATATTGGAGATATTACAGAAGTAATTGCAGGAGATGGAATGACAGGTGGAGGTGATTCAGGAAGTGTTACTATTTCACTTGGTAATGTATTGTCTAATAATCCTGATGGAAATATTCAGTTTTCAGTACTCACTCCCGAAGATTTTAATTTAGAGGCTAACTTATCACCTGTTTTACAAGTTGTAGGTATTGAATACAGTCTAAGTAAGGCTCAGGCGATTGGCGATTACTCAGGTCAATTGAAGTTTTCAAATATAACAGGTGTTTACGATTTTTCGAGTAATGATGTAGGGCAGTTATCTATTTATAATAATAACGACACTTTAATAAGGGCTTTACCTGACCAATACGGATTACTTAATGAAGCAATTACTGTAAAAAAAATCAATAGTTATGTAGGGATAGGAGTTAATGATCCTGAATACAACTTAGATGTTAATGGAACTATTAGAGCACAGGGAGATATAATTGCTTTTTCTGATGCAAGAGTAAAGGAAAATGTAAAAACAATACCTAACGCTTTAGAAAAGGTTTCTAAACTAAGAGGTGTTGAGTACAATAGAATTGGGGAAAGCGAAAAATCAATTGGAGTTATCGCTCAGGAAGTGGAAAAAATTATACCTGAAGTTGTTAAAACAGACGTAGAAGGTATGAAATCGGTGGCTTATGGTAACATAGTAGGTTTATTAATTGAATCAATTAATGAGCAACAAAAACAAATAGACGAACTTAAATCAAAAATAGATGGCATTACCAACTAGTGGACCTTTAAGTTTTAGTATGATTAGAGATGAACTCGGAGTAACCTATGCGAGTCTTAGAGATATGTCGGCTATTGTAGGGTTAGTTACGCCTGACAATGTTTCTGAGTTTTATGGATATATTGCAGGACCTCCTGTAAGCGATATTGTAGTGAATAGATCCAGTGATAACAATGGGGGGTTTGTAAGGATTGAATATACAAGTTTACCACAACAATTTCAAGATTCATACATTATAAACCAAGATTTTGCAGTTCAGTATTTTGACTATCAATACAATTACTCATATCAAAATATATATACTTATCAGTTTGCTTTTAATGATACTAATTTAAATTCAGAAAGATTTGAACCACACCCTTCTCAATTTAATTCTTTTGTACAATATTCTTATCCTATTGGTAATCCAATACTATATGATATTGGGTTACCTGTTAATATAACAGGTTGGAGTTAATTATAAAAAAATAAATTATGATAAAAAAATGGTCAGTAAATAAGTTGTCGTTAGATGATAACAATCAAGATTTTGAAAACACTATAAAATTTGTAGAGTTTATTTTTAGTTTTTCTAATGGGGATATAAGCAAGGTTATTCCTATAATTATTAAACTTGATGCACCCACAGATTCTTATATAGAATACAATGATTTAAACGAAACAGTTATTTTAAATTGGTTGTATAATAAGGAAGATTTCTCTAAAATGGAAGAGAATATAATTGATTCAATAATTAATCCGCAAGGGATTATTGAGTTTGAAGAAAATTTACCATACTAAAAAACAAATAATAAATAACAAAAACAAACAAATGGGATATTTAAGATTTAAGACAAACTTAACAGGAGAAATAATTGTAGATGCTTCTAGAGTTTTAACAGTTAGATTAGCTTCTGGAAATATTGATCTTGTGACAGGTGAAAGCTGGAGTGCTTCAGGTGGTAGTTATGGTCAACTAAGAGTTCAGGGCAGCAATTTAGATGAAGCTACTAAAAATAGGTTTATCGATGCTATTATAGAAGCTCAAAGCGCTAAAGTAGTAGTTGTATTACCTAAAGGAGACGAAACATTTAACAATGTACAGCCAGATCCAGCTTAGTAAATAAAAACGTTTAAGTGTAATAATAAAGCACAAGACGTAACAATATAATCAAATCAAATTAAATAAACATGTCAGACAAGATTGTTAAAAATCTAAACTTTGGTGATGATGCCAAGGTTAAGATATTTAAAGGTATAGATAAATTAACAAAGGCTGTTAGCTCTACGTTAGGAGCTAGCGGTCAATGTGTGATCCTAGAAGATGGTAACGGTAAACCAGTTATAACCAAAGATGGTGTAACAGTTGCTGATTCAATAACACTTCTAGATCCTGTTGAAAATATGGGTGCCACGCTTTTAAAAGAAGCTGCTAGAAAAACTGTAAAAGAAGCTGGAGACGGAACAACAACAGCTACAGTACTAGCTCACTCTATTTTAAACAAAGCTTATGAAGTATCTAAAAACAATAGCATTAGAATTATTAAAAATGGTATTGATTCAGGTGTTGATAAAGTAATAGAATATTTAGAAAGCAAAAGTATAGAAGTTAGCGGTGATATGTTAATGGATATAGCTACTATCAGTTGTAACAACGATAGAGAATTAGGGGAGATAATAGGTGACGCTTTTAAAGCTGCCGGCGATAATGGGGTTGTAGTAATGGAACCTACAGACACTGAAGAAACAAGTTTTGAATTAGTTGATGGTGTCCAATATGAAAAAGGTATTACAAATTCTCATTTCGTTACTAGCAAAGAAAAAAGAGTTGCTGAGTTAGAAAACCCTTTAGTATTGTTAATAGAATCACCAGTTGAATCTATAAGGCAAATACAATCAGTATTAGAGTACGTAATATCTAACAACAAGTCATTGTTGATTATAGGTGATTTAGATCCTAAGATTACATCAACTTTAGCTATGAATAAAGTTAAAGGTAATATTAAGGTAAATGTTATCGATGCTCCTACTTACGGAGTTAATAAAAAAGATATGTTATCTGATTTATCTGTTTTAACTAACGCTACAGTGATAAATGAAGACTTAGGTGATGATCTAGATATTATAAGTCCAAACTTACTAGGTCAATGTAAAAAGAGTATCACAAGTGATTATGAAACCATATTACAAGTAGATACTGAATCTGAAGAAGTCTTAGAGCTAATAAAAGAAGTTAAGGCTCAAATGGAAGAAGCTAAAGCTCCTGGTGATGTAATAAGATTAGAAAAGAGATTATCAAGACTATCAGGTAAAGTAGCTATAGTTAAAGTAGGTGCAAACTCTGAAATAGAGTTAAAAGAAAAGTCTGATAGAGTTGAAGACGCTATATGTGCAACTAAAGCAGCTATAAAAGAAGGTATTGTATCTGGTGGTGGAATTGCGTTATTAGACGCGTCGCTAAAAACTAAACCTAGTAACGTAGGTGAAGAGATATTGCTAGAAGCTATTTTAGCGCCATTTAAGAAGATATTATCAAACGCAGGTGTTGATGTAAAGGTTTCTGAAAAAGAAGGCGTAGGATTTGATGTTATAACCGGAGAGATGGTTAATATGATTGAGAAAGGTATTATAGATCCTTTATTGGTTACGAAAAGCGCTTTAAAAAATGCTGCATCAGTTGCTACAACTATATTATCTACAGACTGTGTAATTAATAACTTAAGAGTTGGTGATGAAAGCAGTAGGTAATAATATACTAATCGAAAAGATTAAAGAAGAGGCTATATCAAAAACTAAAGGTGGTTTATTACTAACAAGTAGTCAAAAGCAAGATGTTAGGTATAAGCAAGCTACAGTTGTAAACTGTGGTGATTTAGTCAAAGGCGTTAAGAGTGGTGATTCTATTTACTATGATATGCACGCAGGTCATAGAATAGAAATTGACAAGCAGGTTTTTTACGTGATTACACTTAGAGATGTTGTTGTTGTTTTATGAGGCTAGAAGCTAGCGATATAAGAGATATTAATCTTTTAAAACATTATAGAATAATACGTAAGTGGGCTTGTAGAAATAACGATTTAAACGATGCTGATATAGAGCTTTTAATATATCTTGATTGTATGGATATGTTTACTAAAGAAGATTTTAAAACAGGTACGTATTCTTACAGCTGGGACAACAGGAGATGGAATAGGTTATTAAAAGAAGGTTGGATAACGGTTTGGCGTAAGAGAAATAGAACAACTCAAAAGTACCATATATATAAAGTTTCCTTCAAAGGCAAGCAGCTAATAAGTAGGATATACAGGATAATGCTAGGTCACGAAGATATACCTACAAGCACTAAAAGAAATAGTATCATGAAAGGTAATACATATACTGACAAGGTTTTAATTACCTCGATAAATAATGTTAACAAAGATAAAAATAGATAATTATGGAAAAACAAGATAAGTCACCAGTTAAGTTTTTAGGAACTTCATTAGCTGCGATTGCACGTAGAGGAGCTAATTCTTCTTTTAACGGTGAAGGTGGTATAGCTGGATTAATAAGTCAATTGCAAGCAAAAAATAATAATACAGTTGGATCGACACCACAAGACCCTTCTTCTGGAGGCATGATTTCTGCTGGTGTTCAAGCAGTTGGAGCACAAGCACCCACACCTGCTCCTGCAGCAATGGGTTCAGCCCCTGCTCCTGCAGCAATGGGTTCAGCTAATAATGCAAACCCTTTTGGAGGTAGAACTTTCACTATATCTCCGGCTCAAATGAAGAACGTTGAAAATGTTTTTGGAGACATAAACGAAAGACAAGCTTCTGTAGGTCAAAATATGGAGCAAAGCAATGAAAACTATGATGCTTACGGGGAAGTGTCTCCTTTAATGAAAAAATCATGCGGAAGCTATAAAAAATAAAACTATGGAAAACATGAAACAAAAAGCACAAGGACAAGTAGGTGAAAATACTTTATGGGATGGGCCATTAAGTCAAGCGGGTAGACCTCATGCAAAAGGATCTAGCTCTGGAGCAAAAGGTATGAAATTAAAAGTAATGCAGCCTTGTGGATGCGTTGGTGATTGTGGTTGTGGGCAATTGAACGGTCCTATAACTGGTAGAGCTAAAGGATAGAGCCATGCCATATACTCAACCAAGTAAAACTCCTTTGTTAAAAGTAGACAAGTCTAAAATGGCTTGTAATAAACCAAGAGCTGAGGTTAGTGGTGGTAAATCACACGTTGTAAAAGCTTGTGAAAATGGTAAAGAAAAAATAATTAGATTTGGTCAAGCTGGTGTTAGTGGCGCTGGTAAGAAAAAAGATTCTAAATCTAATGCTAGAAGAAAATCTTTCCAAGCTAGACATGCTAAAAATATTAAAAAAGGTAAAATGTCTGCTGCTTACTGGGCTAACAAAGTAAAATGGTAGTATGGCTTTTAAACTAAGAAGTTCTGAAAAAGAAATAGATAACACACCTATATATAGAGTTGATATGGAAGATGGTATTTTAGGTATGGCCAACAAAAATGGTTCTATACTTATAAATAAAAATCTTTCACCTTTACAAGAGAGAGAAGTAATTAATCACGAAAAAATCCACGTAGATCAAATCAATAGAGGAGATTTAACTTATGATGATAAAAACGTTTATTGGAAAGGTAAAAAATACTCAAGGAAAACTATGGACGAAGGTAATAGAAAACTTCCGTGGGAAAAAGAAGCATACGCTAAGACTAAATAATTACAAATAAAAAAACAAAAAATGGCTTATAATCAAAAACAAAACGCAGGTAGAGGCAATATGCCTAAAACAGGTAGAGATATACCTTTAAATATGAAATCACCATTATACATGGCTAATGGACCTGGAGATGAGTCTGACAAAAAGCCTGGAGATAATAAATCTAAAGAGCAAGAAGCTAGAGAGTTGGCTAAAAAAAGAGCTGAAGAAGCTAGGGTTAAAGCTGGAGAAAACGAAGGTGATAGCAAGAACGTTAGAACTTTTAAAGGAGAAGCTTCATACGTTGTTCCTGGTAAAAAAGTAGAAAGATACGCAAAAACACCTGAAGAAATAGCCGCTTGGAAAAAAGCTTCAGAAGAGAGCAAAGCAAAGTATAGAGATAAAACTAAAAAAGTAATAGAAACTGTATCTGACACAGGTGTTGACAAACAAAAACCTACCACACCTCCAGAAAATAAAAAAGATGATAGAGTTTATTTTTTTAAAGGATCTAATGCGCATAATATGAATTTTGGAGGTCATACTACTTATGGCCGCGCTAAAGGTAAGCCAGATCCATCTAATCATACTAGTTACACAGTGTCACCGTCAAAACCTATTTCAGGTAGACCAAATACTTTTGAAAGTAGACCAGCTACAGATAGAGAAATGAAAGCAATGAAGTCTAGGTTTTTTAGTAAAACAGCTAGTCCATATCACAACGCGATGTACGAAGCTGGAACCGAAGCTGGATGGAATAACTATTTAACGCAAGTAGAGGGTAGAGAATCTAAACTTCAGTCAAAAGTTTCTGAAAGAAACAAATTAAGACAAAATGCAAAGTTAGAAATACAAAACAAAAAAGAAGCACTTCAATCAAAAAAAGCTGAAAGAGCTGCTAAAATAAAAGCTTTCAATAAAAGCAGAGGTTATAAGTAATGAAAAAGATATTTCAATGGCTTACCGGTGGTGTTATCAAAGAGATAGGTAACACCATCGATAAGTTAACTACCACAGAAGAAGAAAAGCTGGAGATAAAAAAACAAATCCAAGAAATATTAGAGAAAGCAGATAGCGACGCTCAGGAGCAAGTTACTGAACGTTGGAAAGCTGATATGGCTAGTGATAGTTTCTTGTCTAAGAATATTAGACCTTTGGTTCTAGTGTTTTTAACTTTTGTTTTTACAGTTTTAGCTTTTTTTGATGGTAACATTGGAGGTTTTACAGTTGCTGGGCAATACGTACCTATTTTTCAATCTTTATTAATAACTGTTTACGGAGCATACTTTGTAGGTAGGACTTGGGAAAAGAACAAAAAATCAAGTAATGATAAATAAATGAAAACAATTAAATTAAATCAAATGAGTAACAAGATCACACAAGAAGAATTAGAAAAAGTTTCAACTTTAAAAAACAAGCAAGATCAAGCTGTATTTCAAATAGGAGTTTTAGAATCTCAAAAACATAGCGCTTTACATTCTTTAGCTGAAATAAACCAAGAGGTTGAAAAAAACAAAAAAGCTTTAGAAGAAAAATATGGCCAAGTGAGTATCAACTTACAAGACGGTACGTACGAGGAAATTAAAGAAGAAGTTAAAGCTTAACAAGATGTCTAGTGTTATAAGAAAAATAAGCATAGGTACAGATTACAAAAATGAAGCTATGCATTACTCAGTTAAACAAAACGTTTACGGTGGGCACGAGATATGTAGTATAATTCACGATGAATCTGATTCTTCTTATAACATATACATTAAGAAAAACAACGAGGTGATGCCATGGAAGAAGTTTAATTCTAACATGGCGATATCCGTTGAATATGATTTAGAGTATTAATGAGAGGTGTTTTTGATTTTATAGTAGAACCAATTAATGGTAGATACGATAATGAAGTTAAAATTGGTGATAAAAAACTAATAACAAATTCTAATATAGAAAACTTCAAATTCATTAGTAGAGAAGCTAAAGTAATATCTACACCAACAGCTTTTAACTCTCCTATAAAAAAAGGTGATACAGTCATAATACATCATAATGTATTTAGAAGATATTACAATCAGAAAGGTAAAGCCGTAGATAGTAGCAAGCTGTTTAAGGACAATACGTACTTTTGTCAGCCAGATCAAATTTATCTATATAAAAGAAAAGATAAATGGAAAGCTTTAGGCAATAGATGTTTTATAATGCCTATAAAAAATACTGATCCATTCTCGCTGGATAAAGAGCAAAAATGTATTGGTATATTAAAAATCGGTAATAGTTCATTAGAAGAGCTAGAAATAACCGAGGGAGACTTAGTTAGCTATAAACAAAACAGAGAGTTTGAATTTGTTATAGATAATATGAGAGTTTACTGTATGGAATCAAATGATATTTTATTGAAGCATGAATATAAAGGAAACGAAGAAGAATATAATCCAAGCTGGGCAAAAAGCAGTTGAGGAGCTTATAAAAGTAGCTAAAGAAGCTATTGTAGATTCTGATGATGACATAAGCGCAGATAGGTTAAAAAATGCTGCTGCTACTAAGAAGTTAGCTATATTCGATGCTTTTGAAATATTAAGCCGTATAGAAGAAGAAGAAAATTTATTAAAAGAAAAACCTAAAACTACTGAAAACAAAAAAGTATTTAAAGGTTTTGCTGAAGGAAGATCTAAGTAATGTATAAGCAAACACTTGTAAAGACAGTAAAAGATCACATAAAGCCTTCTATATTAAAGAGAAATAATAGGTATAAAAAGTGGGAGAGAGGTTATAACGCTGAGCATGATGTGGTTATAATAAGTGGTGACGGAACTGTAGGTGAAATCATAGAGATACAGAACTTAAAAATAGCTCTACCCAAAGAACCTAAAGAAGTACATAAATGCTCTGATGTAAAAGAAGAGCAGATTTGGCAAAAAATAGATTACCCAAAAGAATTAACTAGAATAAAAAGTGTATTTGACTGGAATAAGTATGATTCAGATTTCAAAGAAACTTGGTACGATTATATAGACGAAGAGTTTAATAGGCGTGAGCAAGGTTTTTGGTTTAAGAATAATGGTAAGTCTACTTATATAACTGGTACACATTATATGTACTTACAATGGTCAAAGATAGATGTAGGTTCAGCAGATTATAGAGAGTCGAATAGATTGTTCTTTATTTTTTGGGAAGCTTGTAAAGCTGATAACAGATGCTACGGAATGTGTTATTTAAAAAATAGACGTTCTGGTTTTAGTTTTATGTCTTCAGCTGAGTTAGTTAATCAAGCAACTATGTCATCTGACTCTAGGTTTGGTATATTGTCTAAGTCTGGATCTGATGCGAAGAAAATGTTTACAGATAAAGTTGTACCTATAAGTATAAACTATCCTTTTTTCTTTAGACCTATACAAGATGGTATGGATCGACCTAAAACTGAATTAGCTTATAGGGTTCCAGCTTCTAAGTTAACTAGAAGAAAGTTAAATGATGGTGTAGAAGAAATAGAACTTGACGGATTAGATACAACTATTGACTGGAAAAATACAGGTGACAACTCTTATGATGGTGAAAAATTAAAATTACTAGCTCACGACGAGAGTGGTAAATGGGAGAGACCTGATAATATATTAAACAACTGGCGAGTTACAAAAACGTGTTTAAGATTAGGTAGTAAGATTGTTGGTAAGTGTATGATGGGATCAACATCAAACGCTTTAGATAAAGGTGGTGAAAATTTTAAAAAACTATACTATGCTTCAGACGTCACGGAAAGAAACCGCAATGGACAGACTAGCTCGGGACTATATAGTTTGTTCATACCTATGGAATGGAATTACGAAGGATTCATTGATCGTTATGGGTTACCTGTATTCGATAAACCAAAAAAGGAAGTTTTAGATTCAAACGGTGATATTATAGATCAAGGAGTTATTGATCACTGGGAAAACGAAGTTGAAGGATTGAAAAACGATCAAGACGGATTAAACGAATACTATCGTCAATTTCCAAGAACTGAGAAACACGCGTTTAGAGATGAAGCTAAGTTATCTTTGTTTAATTTAACTAAGATATACGAGCAGATAGATTACAATGAAGATATGAACAACAAAAAGATGGTTACTAAAGGTAGCTTTCAATGGGTTGGAGGTGTTAAAGATACTAAAGTTCAGTTTATACCAAACAAAGATGGTAGGTTTTTAGTTAGTTGGATACCAAAACTTGAACTTCAAAACAGAGTAATACTTAAAAACGGAGTAAGATACCCTGGTAATGAGCATGTTGGAGCTTTTGGTTGTGATAGCTACGATATATCCGGGACTGTTGATAAAAGAGGATCTAATGGTTCTTTACACGGTTTAACTAAGTTTAGTATGGAAGATGCTCCTGCTAATATGTTTTTCTTAGAATATGTAGCTAGACCTCAAACCGCTGAGATATTTTTTGAAGATATATTAATGGCTTGTGTTTTTTATGGTATGCCAATACTAGCTGAGAATAACAAACCAAGGTTGTTGTATCATTTTAAAAGAAGAGGCTATAGAGGTTTTGCGATGAATAGACCAGATAAAATATATTCAAAATTATCTGTTACAGAAAAAGAAATAGGTGGTATACCAAACTCTAGCGAAGACATTAAGCAAGCTCACGCGTCAGCAATAGAATCGTATATAAATGATTTCGTAGGTGCTAATGAAACAGGTTATGGTAACATGTATTTTCAAAGAACATTAGAGGATTGGTCTAAGTTTAATATTAATAACAGAACAAAATTTGATGCAACTATAAGTTCTGGTTTAGCTATAATGGCTTGTAATAAAAATAAATACACACCAGTGTTTATACAACAAAAAAATAAACCCACTTTAAAGTTCAAAAAATACGACAATAAAGGATATACTTCAAAAATAATACAATAAATGATTTATAAAAGTGTAAATAGTTCTTTCCCAAGTCAGGTTGTACCTGATGTAGAAAAGCAGAGTTATGATTATGGTTACGAAGTAGGTAGAGCTATAGAAAACGAATGGTTCAGTGGTGATAGAGGCGCTGGAGCAGGTGGCAGATTTGGTAATAACTGGCAAAACTTTCATAGGTTACGTTTATATGCAAGAGGAGAGCAATCTGTTCAAAAGTACAAAGATGAATTATCTGTTAACGGTGATTTGTCTTATTTAAATTTAGACTGGCAACCAGTTGCTGTTTTATCTAAATTTGTGGATATTGTTGTTAACGGTATGGTTGATAAGGGTTATGAGATTAAATCTTACGCTACAGATCCTTACGCTTTAGAACAAAGAACGAAATACGCTGAAGGTTTAGCTGAAGACGCTTTCGCTAGTGATTTAATGGCTCAAGCTAAAGAGGTTACTGGTAAAGAATTTAAGAGAACAAGCTTTTCTGATGCTGAACTTCCAAAGAATCCAGAAGAGTTAGAGTTGCACATGCAATTGAATTATAAGCAAGCTGTTGAGATAGCTGAGGAAGAAGTAATAAATAACGTATTAGACTTTAACAAATATCCAGAAATAAAAAAGAGAGTTGCTCAAGATTTAACTGTATTAGGTATTGGAGCTGTTAAAACAGATTTTAATTTATCTGAAGGCGTAACTGTTAAATATGTTGACCCTGCTAACTTGGTATATTCTTATACAGAAGATCCAAACTTTGAAGACATATATTATGTTGGCGAAGTAAAAAGTGTTTCTTTGCAAGAGCTTAAAAAACAGTTCTCTGATTTAACTGATGAGGATTTAAAAGAAATAGAAAAAACATCACCAGTATCTAGTTACACTAGACAATATAATGGTCAAGATAATAACTATGATAACGTTCAGGTTTTATACTTTGAATACAAAACATATTCCAACCAAGTATTTAAAATAAAGAAAACAGATCAAGGTTTAGAAAAAGCTCTAGAAAAACCAGATACTTTTAATCCACCGAAAAACGACAACTTTGAAACAGTCTCTAGATCTATAGAAGTTTTATACAGTGGAGCAAAGATATTAGGTCAAGATAAAATGCTTAGATGGGAGTTAGCTGAAAATATGACTAGACCTTATAGCGATCAAACTAGAGTAGATATGAATTACTCTATATCTGCGCCTAGAATGTATAAAGGTCGTATAGATAGTTTAGTTAGTAAGTGTATTGGTTTCGCTGATATGATTCAGATAACACACTTAAAGATACAACAAGTTTTATCTAAGATGGTTCCAGATGGAGTATTTGTAGATGTTGATGGTTTAGCTGAGGTTGACTTAGGTAACGGAACATCATATAATGCTCAAGAAGCTTTAAATATGTATTTCCAAACTGGTAGTATAGTTGGTAGATCTTTAACTCAAGACGGAGACTTGAACCACGGAAAAGTTCCAATACAAGAACTACATTCTTCTTCTGGTATAAGTAAAATACAAGCGTTAATACAGACTTATCAATACTACTTGCAAATGATAAGAGATGTTACAGGTTTAAACGAAGCAAGAGATGGTAGTATGCCATCTAAAGACTCTCTAGTAGGTTTGCAAAAACTAGCAGCGGCAAACTCTAACGTTGCTACAAAACACATATTACAGTCTTTAATGTACATAACTGTTAGAACATGTGAGAATATAAGTCTAAGGGTTGCTGATATGTTAAACTTCCCTTTAACTAAAAATGCTCTTATGAACGCTATTAGTTTTTCTAATGCTAATACTTTAGAGCAGATGAAGTTTTTAAACATGCACGAGTTTGGTATATTTTTAGAACTAGAACCTGAAGAGGAAGACAAACAATCTTTAGAGCAAAACATACAGATAGCACTTCAAAGTGGTGGTATAGATTTAGATGACGCTATAGATTTGAGAAACATATCTAATCTTAAATTAGCTAATCAACTATTGAAGCAGAAAAAGAAAAGAAAACAAAAAGAAGCACAACAGGCTCAACAAGCAAATATACAGGCTCAAGCTCAAGCAAATGCTGAGAATGCTGAAAAAGCTGCTTTAGCAGAACTTCAAAAACAACAAGCCTTAGCTCAAACAGAGTTACAAATAGAGCAAGGTAAATCTCAGTTCAAGATACAACAAATGCAACAAGAAGCTGAGATTAAAAAACAACTTATGGCTGAAGAGTTTAATTATCAAATGCAGCTAGCTAAAATAAAAGCTGAGGCTGAGAAAAATAAGCTGGATAGTATTGAAGATAGAAAAGACGAAAGAACAAAAATACAAGCCACTCAGCAGTCAGAGTTGATAAACCAAAGACAAACTGACTCTTTACCAAAGAATTTTGAATCATCAGGTAATGATGTTCTAGGTAGTTTTGGTTTAGGGTCTTTTGAGCCAAGATAAAAAAACAAATTATTTAATTATATTATATTATGTCAGAAGTGAAACAAGAAGGAGACTTTAAAATAAAGTCTAAACCTAAAAAACCTAAAAACTTAGGTCAAGAAAACAGTGTTACTAAGGTAGATATACCAAAGATAGACACAGAATCTCAAGGAGAAATTATCCCAGACGTTGTTAAAGTTGATTTAACCGAAAACCAAACAACAAGCGAAAATGTTACAGAAGAAGTTATAGAAGACAGTTCTTCTGAAGAATCTTTAAACGTTATACAAGAAATAATTGAAGATGAAATAAAAGAAGACGTCGAAAACTTAGAAGAACAATTTGACAACGCTTTAACTAACAACGAAAAAACAGGTGCTAAACTACCTGAAAACATAGAGAAGTTAGTTGCCTTTATGGAAGAAACAGGTGGAAACATAAATGATTACGTTAGATTAAACACCGATTACTCTAACATAGATAACAATACTTTATTGAGAGAGTATTACAAAAAAACAAAACCACACTTAGATAGTGAGGATATAAATATAATCATGGAAGATTTTTCGTATGACGAAGAATTAGATGATGAAAGAGATATACGTAAAACAAAAATAGCGTATAAAGAAGAGGTTGCAAAAGCTAGAAACTTTTTAGAGGAAACCAAGAGTAAATACTACGACGAAATCAAGTTGAGACCCGGCGTAACTCAGGACCAACAAAAAGCTATGGACTTTTTTAACCGATATAAAGAAGATCAAGAAGCTGCTAAACAAAAGCACAGCAAATTTGTACAACAAACTAACAATTTATTAAACGACAATTTCAAAGGTTTTGATTTCAATGTCGGAGAAAAGAAGTTTAGATACGGTATAAAAAACGCTAAAAGCGTAGCTGAAGCTCAATCTGATATTTCTAATTTTATAGGGAAGTTCCTTGGTAAAGACGGAAGTATTGAAGACGCTAAAGGTTACCACAAAGCTTTGTATGCAGCGCGAAATGCTGACACGATAGCACAACATTTTTATGAGCAAGGTAAAGCTGACGCAGTAAAAGACGTTGTGGCTAAATCAAAAAACATAAGTACTGAACCTAGGCAAAACGCTAGCGGTAATGTATTTATTAACGGTTTAAAAGTAAAAGCAATTAGCGGTCTTGACTCTTCAAAACTAAAGATAAAAACAAAAAAATTTAACTAAAAAACTTTAAATTATGGCTTTAAGTCCTGCTTTCGGTTCAATTAAACCGAGTCAAAAACAACAAATTTTAGAATCTAACTTCTTATCATTTAACGGTGGTTCAGGAGCTGGAGATTCAAACACATTCGCACAACAGTATTTACCAGAGATCTACGAACAAGAAGTAGAGCGTTATGGAAACAGAACTTTATCTGGATTCTTACGTATGGTTGGTGCTGAGATGCCAATGACTTCTGATCAAGTAATTTGGTCTGAACAAAACAGATTACACGTTGCTTACAACGATGTAGCTAACGACGGAACTAACACTTTAACTTTTACGGTTGGTGGTTCTGGAGATGCATTTGTAGAAAACGTAATTTCTAAAAACCAAACTGTTGTGATCTTAGATCCAGCTGGTCTAGAATTAAAAGCTTTAGTAACTGAATCTTCTCAGACTGGTTCTACTGCTACTATCGAGGTTGCTCCTTATACTGCTGCTAACACTGGTGCTTTAGCTGCTACAGGATTAAAAATCTTTGTGTACGGTTCTGAATATGGAAAAGGATCTAGCATTGCTAACTCTACTGGAGCTACTGATGTAAACGGTTACAAATCTATCACTCCTTCTTTTACTCAACACTCTAACTCTCCTATCATTATCAGAAATAAATATGTAGTTTCTGGATCTGATATGGCTCAGATTGGATGGGTTGAAGTAGCTACTGAAGATGGTGCTTCTGGATATTTATGGTATTTAAAAGCTGAGTCTGAAACTAGATTACGTTTTGAAGACTACTTGGAAATGTCTGTAGTTGAAGGTGAAAAAGCTGCTGCTTCTTCTGGAGCTGAAGCTGCTGGAGTAAAAGGTACTCAAGGTTTATTTGCTGCTATCAAAGATAGAGGTAATGTAAATGTTGGTTTTACTGCTGCAACTGGATTAGCTGCTTTTGATGAGATCTTGAAAAACTTAGATACTCAAGGAGCTATTGAAGAGAACATGTTATTCTTAAACAGACAAACTGCTTTAGATTTTGATGACATGCTATCTGACATCTCTTCTGGAAACAACGGAGGTACTGCTTATGGATTATTTGAAAATTCAGAAGATATGGCATTAAACTTAGGATTCTCAGGATTCAGAAGAGGTTCTTACGACTTCTACAAGACTGACTGGAAATACTTAAACGACGCATCTACTCGTGGAGCAATTCAAGGAGCTGTTGCAAGTGTTGAAGGTGTATTAATTCCTGCTGGAACTTCTACAGTTTATGACCAAATCTTAGGAACTAACATCAGACGTCCTTTCTTACACGTAAGATATAGAGCTTCTCAAGCTGATGATAGAAGAATGAAAACTTGGTTAACTGGTTCTGCTGGTGGAGCTTTCACTTCTGACTTAGATGCAATGGAAGTAAACTTCTTATCTGAAAGATGTTTATGTGTACAAGGTGCTAACAACTTTGTATTATTCCAAGGAGTATAACTCACATGTAATACTTACCCTCGTTGAACTGACGGGGGTAAATATTACCCTTATTAAACTATTAAATTTTATTATATTATGGCTAAACAAGCTACAGCAAAAAAAGCTGAGGTTGCTCCTCAGAAACCAACTGTTCAAGAAAACAAAACAGTTCAAAAACAACAAGTGAAACCATCTTGGGAAATAAAAGATAGAACATATATTTTAACTAGAGGCATTAGCCCATTAACATATACAATACCATCTAGACATACATCAAAGCATGCTTTATTGTATTTTGATAAAGAGTCTGGTGAACAAAAAGAAATTAGATATGCGACTAACCAGTCATCTCCATTTAAAAAAGAACAAGAAGGAGAAGCTACATTAGGTCACATAATTTTTAGCAATGGTACATTAATGGTACCTAAAGAAAAACAAAACTTACAAAAGTTATTATCTCTATATCATCCACTAAAAAACAGAATATACGCAGAGTTTAGTCCTGTTGAAGTTGCTGAAGATGAATTAGATATATTAGACTTACAAATAGATGCTATGACAGCGGCAAGATCGATAGATATAGACCACGCTGAAGCAATAATGAGAGTAGAACACGGTTCCTCAGTTAATTCTATGAGCTCTAAGGAGATTAAAAGAGATTTATTATTATTCGCTAGGAATAATCCTAGTATGTTCTTAGAGTTAGCGAATGATGAAAATGTACAATTAAGAAACTTTGCTGTTAAAGCGGCTGAAGCTGGAATAATTAAACTATCTCAAGATCAAAGAACTTTTTCATGGGGATCAAATGGTAGAAAATTAATGAATGTACCTTTTGATGAAAACCCTTACTCTGCATTTGCAGCCTTCTTAAAAACAGATGAAGGTGTTGAAATTTATAGATCTATAGAGAAAAATTTATAAAAACAAGTAATATTAATTATAGCTGGTGGCAAAAATTGTTACCGGCTATTTTAAAAACAAAAAAATGGCAATTAACATAGACTCAGTCTACAAGAGCGTTCTAGTTATCCTAGAGCAGGAAAAAAGAGGTGTTTTAACACCTACTGAATTTAACAAGATAGCTGCTCAGGCACAGCAAGAAATTTTTACTCAGTACTTTGACGAGTTGAATCAATTGTTAAGAATGGCACAAACTTCTTTAGCTTATGCTGATAGAATGGCTTTGTTAGATGAAAAAATATCTTTATTTAAAAGAGAGGAATCCATAGCTTTAACAAGTGGTAAAGCAACACTACCTACTCAGGTTCAAGAGCTTGGGTCTGTTGTTTACAAAAACAGAGAGGTTCAAAGAATACAAAAACACGAGCTATATACAACCAATCAATCACCACTGACTGCTCCAACAGAGTATTATCCAGTGTATATATACGAGAACAAAGTAGTGACTATATATCCAACTACAGTTACAGGAGATATTGATGTAAATTATCTTAAGTACCCTAGCGATCCTAAGTGGGGTTTTACTATAGATCCAAATCTAGGCAACTATGTGTACAATAGTATAAGTTCTGTTGATTTCGAGTTACACCAATCAGATCAACCATTATTGATAGACAAGGTGTTAGGTTATGCGGGTGTTATGACTAAAGATCAATTATCTTTATCTATAGCTTCGCAAAAAGAACAACAAATTAACGCTGACGGGCAAAAATAATAAAAAATGGCAGATACAAGTATAACAAACGCTTTTATATCTCTAAATGATATAATAAATAACTTTATAATTTCATACACTGGACCTGGTAAATTGATACCTGATTCTAAAAGAACCGAAGTTGTATTTCACGCTAGAAGATCTCTCCAAGAGTTTTCTTATGAAACATTGAAAGGTCAATTTTTAATAGAAGAGCCTACAGCTACATCTCCATATCCTTTACCAAAAGATTACGTAGCTATGGTAACAGTGCAAGCTAATAACGTAGAATTTACTGAGTCATCTGTAAATCCTCCTGCTCCAGAAGAATATTTTATTGATTATGCAAATAAGCAAATCATATTAAACGGTGGTAATGTTGGTGACAATTGGTTTAAAGTTAAGTACTTATCAAACGCTTTGACTACGGATGAATCAGCAGCTATTCCTAAGTTAGCAGAAGAGGCTTTATACTCTTGTATTGTTTATGCGATACTTGCTAATAGAGAAAAAACAAACCCAGGTTTACTACAAAGACTATTAATAGAAAAGACAGATAAATTAGAAAAAGCAAAATCAAGACTAGTTTTCACTAATTTTTCTTCTTAATAAAAAACAAGGAAAATTATGGCTATAAATGTCGATACTGTATATAAGACGGTTTTATTAATATTAAACAAAGAACAGCGTGGTTATATGACACCTGATGAGTTCAATAAAGTAGCTACTCAGGTTCAATTAGATATATTTGAGCGTTATTTTGATGATCTAAACCAGCAAATTAAAGTTGGTCAAACAAGTAGAGAGTACGCTGACAGAGTTTTAGATGTTGATGAGAAGATAGCTGTTTTCAAGGTTAGAGGTGATTGCGATTATTTAGGTGATGGGGTTTTTAAACTACCTGTTTCTTATAATGGAGTCTCTACAAATGGAACAGCTGTTTACAAGTTAGGTGTTGTAACTTACAATGATCCTGATATAGGAGATAGTGTTGAGGTAGAAAGGTTAACCTCTAAACAGTTTTACGAAAACCAAAGATCAGATTTAACTAGATCTTCTAGAAACTTCCCTACTTATGTTTACGAAAACGAGACTAATACAAATAGAAAAACAATAAAAGTTAGTCCTTCAACTATAACAAATAATGTAGTCGCTGATTTTATTAGAAAACCTAAAAATGTTGTTTGGGGTTACAGTGTTGGTAGCCTTGGTCAATATGTATATGATGGTGACGCTGATGTTTCTACACAGATAGAGCTACATCCATCAGAGCAAGTTAATGTTATTTTAAAAATACTTTTATATTCTGGTATAATAGTTAGAGATCCTCAAATAATTCAAGCGGCGGCTTCTGAAGTACAGAAAAACGAAATAAACCAAAAAAGCTAGTAAATGTCATTAATAAAAGAAAATAACAGACAGTATTACGAAGGTGCTCAAAGTTTCAGGGGAGACGGATCTTTAACTTCCTTTAAAACAACTTTCAATACTGATATAAAATGGTACAGCTCTGACCCAAACAGTGCTAAATACGCTAATAACAACTTTAAGTTATACACTAGCACTACTGGTTTACCAGGAGACTGGACTGAAGTAGTTTCAGGTTATTCCGTTAGCGATAACACTATAGTCTTTGACATTGCTCCAGCTTTAAACTCTTTTATAGTAGTACAGCTAAAAACTAAGAACGGAGGCAACTACGGATCTAACTTCAACGATAGAGCTTTTGGCCGTGCAGTCGAAGACAACTACGGCTCTTATTCTTTTGTAAAATTAAATGACATAGTAAATAATTTTATAGTAGCATACGTAGGCGATGGTAAACTTATAACAAGTGTTAATAGGACGGATATAGTATTCCATGCTAAAAGAGCTGTTCAAGAACTTAGTTACGACACTTTCAATAGCGTAAAGTCTCAAGAATTAACTATACCAAATAGCTTAAGTGTTGTTATACCTCAAGACTACGTTAACTACGTTAACATATATTGGGTTGATAATCAAGGCGTTAAGCACATAATAATGCCAACGAAACTAACTAGCAATCCTAGCGAAACACCTCTACAAGATGGGTCAGGCGTACCTATACAAGATCAAGACGGCAACAATATAGAGACTAAATCTATAACAGAGGAAAGATGGAAGGAAAATGATTTAAAA